GCTCTAACCTGTAGATGTGAATATGTAGATGGAATACTTGAAAATGTAATAGTTCCACTAGAGCCAGTACCACTTACAGATGCGATTGATTCAAAAGCCGCTTCTGTGAAGGCAGTATTGCCAGCCAACATACTCCCATATACAGTTCTACCATTCTTTACAGAATTAGCAGATAGTTTGTATACTGGCGTCATTAGGCTATCTCCACTCCTGAAATATGAAAGTTTACGCCAGTTGTAGAAGCGCTGCCAGTAATTGTAGCAGCAGGATTAGTTGCAGGAATCACTTGCTTCATATCAATAACTGTAGTGTCATAAGCGCCTACAGATACTGATGAAGCAGATGTTACTCCAGCAAAAGATAAAGTGAAGTTAGCAGCGCTACCTGTTGTATTTGCTACCAACACGCTTGTTACTACTGTAATAGTAGATGTGTTAGGTTGTGTATATAGGGTTGTGCTTGATGTCGCTGCTGCTGTGCGAGCAAGGACTTTGGATGTTACAGCCATTAGTTACTGTACCTTTCTTTAGATATATGCGCCCATCAAGGTCATTACCTCAACGGATTGCGTGTCTACTGTTGCCCAAGAAGCAGTGCTTCCATCGGTTGTTAAGTATTTGCCAGCGTTGCTTGTCTGGCTCGGTAAAGCATCAACGGCTGCCCACTCAACACCAAGGGCTGCGCCCGAGTTAGCCTTGAGATAGTAACCATTTGTACCTACCGAAAGTTTACCAATTGTATCTGCAGTGCTACCAACCAGTATGTCGCCTTTTGCGTCAATTACAGTATTAGGGATAGCAGTTGCTAAATCAAATGCAGTAAATGTAATAATCTCTAGAACATCACTAGCAGCCAAAGCAGCAAGAGATGTAATGCTTGTTCCATTGGATGCTGTGTAATCTGAACCACGTACTAGCAGTACACCGTTTAGGTATACCTGCTCTTTACCAGCAAGATATGAAAGTGTTAGACCGTTAGCATCAGTTCCTGATACTGAAGTTTCTCCGCCAGTTGCTACGAACTTATAACGGTAGATAGCAGCAGTAGATGAAATGCTACCCCACTCAGTTCCAGTCCAAGCGTACATAGCATTGTCTACTGAGTTCCAGTACAAGGCACCTTCAACAAGTGCATCTCCATCATTATCAACAGAAGGAGCAGATGACTTAGAACCTAAATATCGGTCATCAAAAGAATCATAAGATGCTGCAGCAGCAGTTGCGCTAGAAGCAGCAGCGGTAGCAGAACCAGCAACAGCATCTACATACTGCTTAGTAGCGGCGTGTAAGTTGCTAGATGGGTCTGCATTAAGAGTCAAGGCACCAGTCATTGTGGAGCCAGACTTAAATACTACTGAGTCATAGAAAGTACCACCAGCCTGAATCTGGTCAGCAATCTCTTTAAGAGTATCTAGTGTGCCAGGAGCACCATTGATTAGGTCAGTAATCTCAGTGTCAATATAACCTTTAGTTGCTGCATCACCTGAATCTGTAGGTGTAGCAAGGTTAGTAATCTTTTGGCTATTCATTGAGAATGAGCCAGTAGGAGCAGCAAGGTCTGTTACCTTAGAAGTTCTTACCTGTGTATCAAAATCAGAGATAGTGCTTGCAGCCTGAGTGCCAGTGTGATTAGCACGGGCTAATGGGTCAGTTGCTAACTTGCTAAGAGCAATAGCAGCCGAAGCATTAATGTCAGCATTTACGATAGTTCCATCTACTATATCCGCAGAAGTAATAGAACTGTTAAGGCTTAGTTTGCTATAAGCAATACCAGCAGATGCTGAGATATCTCCGTTGACGATAGTACCATCAGCAATCATTGTGCTAGTTACTGTGCCAGTATCACCAGCAGTAATAGCAGTACCTGAAATCTTTGTCTTATCAATTGCAGCAGTAGAACTGATATCTGCGTTTACGATAGTGCCATCGGCAATCTTAGCCGAGGTAATAGCAGAGTCGGCAATATCTCCAGTAGCAATTGTTCCATCAGCAATCTTGGCTGAAGTAACTGCTCCATCTGCAATATCGCCAGTTGCGATAGTGCCATCTGCTATCTTGGCAGAGGTAACAGCACCATCATTAATCTTGGCGGTAGTTACAGCACTATCTGCAATCTTTGCAGTAGTAACATTAGAGTCAGCAATCTTTGCTGTAGTTACTGCGCTGTTATTAATCTTGGCTGTAGTTACTGCAGTATCATCAATCTTAGCGGTACCAATTGCACCATCTACAATCATTCCGCTTGAGACAACGCTAGTTTCAGTAGTTAGAACCACATCAGCAAGAGTAAGTCCGTGAGCGGTAGTTGTATCTTCGGAGTGGTCATTAGCCTCTTGAAGGTCACGACCTACAACCATATGTCTTACAACAGCACCTGCGGAGTGGGCGACACCAACACCAGCGCTAGGTCCTGAACCATCAATACCACGAGTAATAGTTAATGTATTGCCAGACGAGTAGAGCGTTACATCTACAATTTCTTCAAGCGATGTATCTGGGTCAATGACAACGGTATAGGTTTGGCTACCAGTTAGGGTCTTTCCACCCATCAAGGCTGAACCAGACACTACTGTCATAGATGTGGCTGTTGACGTTATTGCAGCAGCAAGGGTCGTCTGCTGAGCACGAGAGGAGTATTTGCGTACTGTCATTGTTTACCTATCGGACGTATTGGACTCGGACTGGGAATTGTTGCTGTTGAGATTTAACTTCTTCAGCAAGTCTTTGTGTATATAGTGCATAAATCTGTCGCATAATTGTTGAGGTGCTACCAAATGTTCTCTTGGTATCAATCTCATCAGCCTGTGGGCTGGTCTGTGTTGCACGTGCTGGGTCAAGAAATGTTAGCAATCTATATGTTGCACCAAGAACTACTACATCTTTACAAGATTCAGGTAGTCCTGTTGCAGTTGTAAAAACATCTGAGTCAGAACTAAATGTTCCAGGGTTAGCGCCATAAAGAACTTTTACAGTTCTGCCAGGAGTAATATAGTCGTGAATAGTTACTGTTTGTGCAGGTGATGCAGCACTACCACCCCAAGTACTAATATCAGCAAATGGTTCTAGTTTGATTCTACGAACAGGTATCCATTCTTTAGATGGTCCTACTTCCTGCCAGTGGGCTGCAATAATAAACTGAGCAGTAACATTACTTGCACCATCTAGTAATTCATAGGTAGTTACTGCTGGGTTAAATGTAAATGTTGTTTGCTTTACAGCAAAGATAGATGCAGCCATTGCTTGCAAGGTGTCATTGATTGCTCTCTTAACAACCTTCTTAGGGAAGGTGGGGCTAATAGTTACTTTGCTACTTGTAGCAGCGGTAGAAGCAGTAGTGCCTAGGTATCCTCTACCCCAAGGTGCAACCGTCAGTGTATTGGCTACTCGGTCAAAGTTATCAATCCACATCAACTCTTCGCCAACTTCAATAATACCTTTACCAATATCAGAGGTAGATGTAACAGAAATGCTGGTTGTAGTTGTGCTGCTAATTGCAGCAGCAAGAGTTGTAGCCCTATCTTGCTGCATAGTATAGCCAGCCATACTAATTAAAATCTCATTAACAATATCAGAGTATGTGGTTGTCACTTAGATAGTCCTTAATGCATCTACTGCTGACTTGCCAGTAGTGCCTGCTAGTTCATTACAGATTGCATTTAAATCTTTATAATCATCTGGTTGACGGGTTGGGTCTGCTTCATAATTAAGAGCACCAATAATTCCTTTGCCAGTAGTACCAGCCCAAGCATTAGCAGCACCTTGCTCATCTAAGAAAGATGTCATAGCAGGATAGGTACCGCCATTAGCCAAACGATTTAACTCTGCACAAAATGTGCTACCTGCTATCCCTGCCATTACTTACCTTTCTTCTTTAGTACTGCAGCATTGTCTACTAGATTCGGATACTTCCGTCCTGCAGCCTTTGCACGTTTCTTGGCAGCAGCCTTCTGAGCAGGAGTCAGTTTTGTAGATGTACGCTTTGGATTCTTCTTGTCCCAAAATGCTTTACCTTTCGCCATTTTATTTCCTTACTTCTTTTCTATCCAAGTATTAATATCAAAATGTTCTGGTGAACAAAAGCCAAGGAAGTATGACTTTTTATTACAGTCTGACTTCAAGCAAATATGGTCTACTACCATTTAACTTTATCTGCCCAATATGCTGCAGACATCTTGCCTTTAGCAATATTCTTAGAATGTCTAGCCTTAAAAGATTCTCTACGTTTGCGGTAAGAAGCAGATTCACCTGACTTCTTAGGACTACCAGATACACCTTGCTGTCCAAACCGAATAGTCTTTACCTGACTACCCTCTTTAGCCACAACAACGTGTGACTTAGTCGGATGATTAGGTGTTCTCTTAGGCTTATTAAAGCCTGATACCCCAGCCCTTTTAAGCCGTGGGTCTGGTTTGTTTGCCATATTCCCCATACTTTCCTAGTACTGTTCTAACAGTTCCATCTTTACGTAACCGCACTACCATCCCGTTTTTAATTTGGACTGAATTAAATCCGTAGTGCGGTTTGTATTTACCTGATGACATTACTTTTTAGCCTTACCCTTAACCTTCTTAAGATTAGGGTTTTTCTTCTTAGCAGCAGCAGAGGCTTTGCGAGCACCACTGGCTAGAATTGCACCAGCAGATTCCATACTAATACCTTGCTTCTTGGCAATAGATTTTTGGGCTGCTTTAAAGCCCATACCCTTTTTAGCCTTCATTAGTCTGCATCCGTTGTTACATAGACGCCAGTCTTTCTGGCGATTTTTTCTTTGATTTGTCTGCGGTTAGCAGGAGTTACTTTGCCTTGATTAATTAACTTTTCATACATAGCCTCAGCCTTAATAATTGCCCTATCTTCTTTCTTGGCAAGTTGCTGATTATATTTTGCTATAGCCTCATCTGGCGATTTAGAAACTCTAGGCATAATTATTTCTTCTTCTTCTTGGTAGCCATCTTCTTCATAGCCTTTTTCATTTCCATTTTCTTTTCAGATTTGGATTCCATCTTCTCAGCCATTGCATAAGCCTTGGCTGCTTTCTTGCCCTTGGCTGTATAAGGGAACTTCTTGTTTCCTACCTTTGGCATTTATGCTCCTATTTCTTTCATAACTTGGGCTACGCCCTTGTTGATTTTATGTGCTTTAGGCATTTTGTCACCATCATAGGCTTTGCCCATAACCTCTGATGCTTTATGTGCTGCGACAATATCTCTCATATTTGTGCTATTAGGCTGTATACCTTGTGCCCTAGCATCTCTGTATGCCTGTAGTTCTGCATTCCATTTCTTATCAGGAATGTCCCTCTTTGCGTCCCCTGAATTCATCTGAAGGCTTAGACCTTTACAGCCAAAACATCCTTCAATTGGTTCGGGATGGTGCTCCCAATGTTTCATATTGCAGTAAAGTTACTTTCTGTTATCCCCACGCCACCAGCAATAAGTTCTGCTTTAGTGGCTTCATCTACTGTATATTCATAACCACCACGATATACAGCATCATAGTTAGCCAAATCAGAATCAACTAAATATCTAGCCTGTGAATATGTAGCACCAGATTTAACAATAGTTATTCCACGTTCTAATGTGTAAAAGTAGAATAATCTGTGCCCTCCAGCAGGACCTTCAGACACCGTTGGTGTCTTAAAGCGATATTCTGTCATTAGTCCTCCTTAACGGACTCATCCCAAAGGGTAGACTTTTCAAATATGCCTACCCTTCAGAATCAATCAACTAAGCGATTGAAGAACCGCTTTCAATGCGGTACAAAGCCTCTTCGCGGTAGCGAGCAAAGCCAAGTACGCCGTACCAACCCATTGGGCGGTGACGCATCAACTTGTCAACTACTGGTCCAACGACTACGTGTGGCTCTTCAGCAACTGCTTCAGCAAGAGCCTGCTGTCCCGCTACGATTGTGCGGTAAACCTTAGCGCTTGAAGCACCATCGGTTGCAGTGTACATACGGTTTGTCTCAACGAAGTAAGCACCTTCATATGTGCCAATTTCGCCTGCCCAGATTTCATTCTGGCTTGAACCGTATTGGTGTGGAATCAACCAACCAGCAGAACCTGTTTCTGCACGAAGGTCGTGAGAAACTTCTGGATGTAGACCAACCCAATATAGGTTGCCCTTACGTCCCTTTGCATTGTTACCACGTAACTTAGCAACAGCCTTACGGATGTTTGCAGAAGCAAGGGTAGCAGCAGCGGTAATTGTTGCTGTTGATGTTGCGGTTGAACCTGCGTAAATTACGTTGGTTCCTTGACGCAATGTGTTCATTGCAACCTTGTCAATAGAATCAGCAAGGTTGAATGCAATAATGTTAGCAATGGCTGGGTCTACATCAGCAAGACTGAAGAGTTCCAACGCACGGGTAACAAGTACTGAATTACCATACTCAGCAAGAGTAATGGTTACAGATGTTGGAGTAGACAGTGCTACTGCATCTGGGTCAGCATCTTCAGTTAGTGTTGAAGTTGCTGCGGTTAGGTCAACATAACGTTGTAGAACAACTGTTGAGCCTGGAATAGCCTGGCGTGCAGGACGCTTATCTGCGACAGAACGAATTAGTGGTTCTGAGCGGAGAGCGAACTCTAGAAGGCGGTCATATGCCTTCTGGACTAGACCTGCTGCACCAGCGGTTCCTCCGAGTGAGGACGAACCTGTAGTGGTATAGGCGTCTGCCATTTGTTTAGTCTCCTAGACTATGAACGGAATTAGGACTGAGAGCGTAGGAAAGCCAACAATTCATCTGCACTTTGCGCATTGTCCAGTTTCATTGCTAACTCATCTGCTCTATCTGGCATTATTCCGCCTTGCGTAATAACATCTTGCTGGCGTAGTGCTGCAAGATTTTGTTTTTTCTGCTCATCTACGACTTGTTCTTGATAGCCAATTAGGTCTCCATTTTCAGAGAGCCATCCATTCAGAGATTCCTCTGAGACATCATCCAAGTCTTTAAGAATAAGCCTTGCCGCTTTAGCGTTAATGCCTTTCTTTTCTAGGACTTCTTTAACGGTACGCTCACGACGCTCCTTGTTAAAATTCTCAAGTTGCTCAGTAAGTTCTTTGATGCGCTTTTCGTCTGCTCGTTTTGCCTTGCGAAGTTTTTTCACAAGGTCATCACCAGTCACAACCTCTTGCACATCTTGGTCGTCATCGTCTTCTTCATCCCAGTAGTTGTTGCTCATAGCAACCACCCTTTCTGTCGTTAGTTAGTCGTAAGCCACAGAGTCACTCAGGGGCAAGTGGTCTGGCTCTTACTACCAGTCTTATACACTGCGTGGGGCTGGTCGGTCCACGTCAGGATTCTTAGAAGGTACCCGCCATACCTTGTCTACCAAGTCTTGCTACGCCACTCTGTCCAGAGAATGAACCTAGTTCAAGTTGCTTGAGTTGTTCACGGGCACGCTTAGCAGAAGCAGTTCCTTTGAACTCTTCTTCTTCAGCGCTTGTTTGCGTATAGTTAATTCCAGTTTGTGAATAAAACTTTCCTAGTTCTTGTGTTCTAGGTAGATACTCTGCAATCTGCTCATATCCTGCTCTTGCTTTTGTTAGGTCTACACCAGCGGCTCTTAAGCCTTCTGCTCTAGCCCTATCTGTAGCAAATCCAAATGACGCAGCAGTTGCACCAATTTCAGCAGCAGTAGTTCTGGCTTCTAGTTCTGGTAGTACTTCTTTAGGATTTAGGTAGTAAGCAACCATATCTGTATCAGTAATATTATAAAAATCTCTTAGTTGTTTTTTAACCAAAGGATTACCATATTCAACTCTTTGAACTGCATAATCAGTTCTTTTACCTAACTCATAGTTAGAT